CTACGCGGCCAGATCGACGGACTGAGCGACTGCCGACCTCGCCGGCCGGCCGCGCGAGTGATCGAAGACTGCACGCCGGAACAGCACCCGCAGCAGATCGGTCGCGCCCGCGAGACCTTCCCGCTCGACCGCGTCCAGTAGCGACGCCTCACGGCTGTAGCCCCGCACCAGGTTCCATTCGTGCCGGGTCAGCTCAATGACAACCATGGCGTCGTCGGGGAGCTGGTCGACGAGCTGCTGGTCGTCGACTTGCTCGACCTTCAGCCGGCGGGAGAGTTTCTGCCCCCACTGGATACACCGGCGCCCTTTCGTGGCGGCCTCGTAAACACGCCAGAGCGCGATCGCACCCTTGTCGCCGGCGACTGCCTGCTCGGCGATTTCGAACGGGGTCCGATGCTTGGACCGGCCGCGCTTGAGGTCGCCCCGGGTCATTTCGGCGGCGACCGACCAGCGCGGCGCCGGCTTCGTTGCCTCGTAGCCGTCTTGCATCTTCACCAGGTAGGCCGACAGCGCGGCCGCGTCTCGCTGCCGCCGGCCGACGCGGACCGACTTGATGCCGTGCTCGCGCGACGCGTCGACACCCGACAACCAGCATTGCGCTAACGCACCTTCGAATTCGGCGCACTGCTTTTCGGTTAACGGCTTTTCGAACCAGAGCAGCAAATGCAAATGCGGGTGCCACCCGTTATAGCCGTGCGTGATTTCGGTTGCGCGCAAAGGACCGACGTAGCCGGCCGCCGCCGCTGCGGTGCGAAACACGCGGTGTTGCTGGGCTGCGCGCCACGTGTCGTGCACGGAGTCGAGCAGCTGAGTCAGGTCATCGGCCATCGAATGCGACCGCGTCAGCGTGACGAACAGCAGCCCATGGCCGTCGGCAAGCCACCGCGTGGCCTTCTCTTCGACCACTTCCGCCCGACGCTGCCGGATCGTTGCCGAGCACACCGAGCAAGCCCACACCGAGCCGCAGGTGATGATGCCGCCGAAGCCTGCCTGGCCGCCCCGTAGATACACCGGCACGAAGTCGTCCCGGGCCGCCAACGCGCAACCGGCCACGCGGTCCATCCTGGTCACCGACCGCATCCGCCGCCGGAGCCGGTACCGGCGACCTCGCGCCTTGCGCTGCCGCTCGGCCGTAGGGTCATCGGCCATGGGCATCCGCGACAACCTCAAGCAGTCTTTCGACGGGCCACTGACCGGTCCGATGCGCACGTCAGCGCTCATCGGTCTCGCCCTGGTCGTCGTGCTCTTCCTGGTCCTGGTGTTGAGCGCGCTCGTTCGGTAGCGGCAACACACCTCGTGGAGTACCGAGAGCGGCCGCTATCGCGGCCTTCGATTTGTTGTGCTCGCTGGTCAGACAACGTCGTCGTCCTCCTGGTCGTGGTCGAGCCGGGGGAGTTGCTGGGTGGGTGCGCGGAGCGCGGGTTACAGCTGGAGGCCGAGGCCGAGGTCATCAGTGCGCGGAAGCGCAGACACGTCGCTGTCGTGGACGGCTAGATCGAGGGCGGGGCGGCCGGCGTCGCCGTCCTCGCCCGCTGGCGCGGTCTGCGGGCGGCGACGCCTAGCCGCGCGCAGCTCGACCTGGTCCGCGCACGAGCAGAGAGCGGTGGTGCGCTTGCCGCCGCAGGTGATGCACAGGCCCGAGTCGGCTGTCGCGCCGAGCATTTCGACGGCGTCGAGGGTGTCGTAGGCGCGTTCAGCGGGGGAGCCGGGACGGTAGAACCACTGGCGGGTGTGAGCGCGGACTTTCTCGCGCTTGTGCGCGGTGAACTCGTCAAAGACGGTGGCGTCGTAGGTGCGCCAGTAGAAGAGCCGGCGGTCGCGCCAGAGTCGCTCGACGTCGGCGCTTTCGCGTCGCTTCGGCAGCATGCCGACGCAGTAGGTGACGCCGAGGGTGACTTCGCGCATGATCTTGTCGGCGCGTGCCCAGTTGGGGGAGGTCCAGCGCAGCAGCACGTCGCGGCGGCGCAGCTGGACGATGTAGTTGGCGACTTGCGCCGGCAGCGACTGGCTCTCCCTCGAGGAGGCGACCCCGGTGACCTCGTCCATCAGCACGTCGCCGGCCGCCCAGGTGAGCAGCTGCCGGTAGTCGGTGAACGGCTCGTAGAGCGGGTGTGGCGGGTAGGCCTGGACGCCGCAGACGCAGGGGCGGGTGTCGCAGCAGCTGGCGGGTGCGCGCCAGTCGATGAGGCGGACGGTCGAAAGGACCGGGCGGCCAGCGTCGAGGGACGGGATGGTGTCGTTGACCATGGCGAGTGACTTGCCGCCGCCGTTGGGACCGACGTAGGCGTGGATGGGAAGGCCGCGCCGTGCATCTCGTGCGCGACTCATCGGTCCTGCCGGCTACGGATGGCGATGACGACCAGGCCGACCACGAGATACCCACCGATCACCAGCAGCACCAGGTGCCCGGCAGGACGGCTGAGAGGGTCGCCAGCCGTCTCGCGGAACGGTCCTGGTGCCATCACGTACGGGACGATCGGCAGCGCCAGGGTGCCGCGCTGGCGGAAGCGCCGCGGGCCGCGTGCGAAGGAGGCGGTGCGGTCCTCGCGGCTGATAAGCAGCCCGTCGGTTTTCGCGGTCTGCCGCTTGTGCCGGCCGCGCATGACGAACAGGCCGACAATGCCGGCGAGGACCAGGACGACGACGATCATGCGACGGACCCGCCGCCGCCAGTGAACAGGCTGAGGATCATACGGACGCCTTTGATGAGCAGCGCGGAGAACGCGGCTGCGACGAGGATCGGGATGGCGATGGCGATCGCCTGCCACGGAATCCACACCGAGGTCGACGCGGTGTAGGAGGCGATCGAGCTGAGGCCGCTGGCGAGGTCGGTGAGGAACGACGGCGCCGACCAGGACGGCAGCAGGTTGAGGAACAGCGCGAACAGCGCGGCCATCGCCTGAACGAAGAGCTGCACGATCATCGACGCCGCCGCCACAGCCGGTAGACCAGCCAGCCGATCGACACCAGCGACCCGACGTACAGCGTGCCGACGTGCATCAGAACAACTCCAGCTGCTTGTCATCGGCCCAGCTGACCCACGGCGACCGGTACCCGAACGCCGCACCGATCGCGGTCAGAGCAGCCATCAGGCAACCCATGTAGACGACGACGGTGAGGACGACGTGCACGACGGTTGCCACCGTCGACATCGGGGAGCTGCACGCGGACAGCGGGTGGATCGGGCCGACACTGACAGCGTCGGAACCGGTCAGCACCGAGTGGCTGCCGTTGAACGGCAACGTCAACGCGGGCCCGTCACAACCGGTGGTCGACCCGAAGGACGCGATGGCCGTCCCTACGTCACCGACGGCGCTGATGTAGTGCGCGACGACGGTGCCACCCCACGCGTTGCCGACGCCGCTGATCGACGCGTTGAGCGCGGTCGCGTCGGGGACGAACGCCCACTTGAGCGCGCACTTGATCGGGGTGAACACCCAGTTGACCGGGTTGTAGGACCAGAAGGCGCCCATGCAGTTATCGCTGGTCGACCCTTCGCCGGTCGCCGGGTTGTTGCCGGTCTGGCCGCCTGTGCTGGTCGTGCCGTCGGGGTTGGTCGTGGTCGTGGTCGACGTGCCCTCTTGCGAGGTGGTCTGCGGGACAGCGGCGATGACCTGGGTCGACGGATCCGTGGTCCGCCCGCCGGTCACGTAGCCGACGACAGGCACCGAGCCGGACTCTGTGCACGCCGGCAGCGAGTTGGTGAACTGCACCGACCCGCCCGGCGTCGCCACCGTCGTTGTGCCGTCGACGGTGTAGTGCGTGCCGTCGCCACGCAGGCAGCGCATGTGTGTCGTGATGGTCAGCGGCGCGTTCGGGGTGAGGTCGGGCTTGAACTCGAGCACACGGGCGCCGCCGAGCGGGACCGGCACCCAGGGTGTCTGCGAGTCGGTGTAGGTGACGGCCTGGTCGGAGCCGGCCGGCTCGGTGCGGACGCTGTTGGGGATCTGGTAGACCGACACGTAGGCGACGGTGTAGCCGGAGCCGCCTGCGTTGCCGTACGCCCCCGGAAGGCAGGACAGGTTGACCGTGCCGGACGACGGGAACCGGTTGCCGGCGGTGCGCTCCAGGTTCGGCGTCCAGGCGCCCTTGACGTACTTCAGGACGTGCGTGCCGTCGTGGGAAATGCACGCGTAGTCGAGGCTGTAGTCGGCGTAGCCGGCCGGACTGGACAGCGTGCCCAGCGGGGCGTTGCCGACGTTGACGGCGTAGTTCTCACCTGTGCAGGCGTTGGTGGCGCAGTCGAACGTCGCCCACGTCCAGGCGGCGTTCGCCGTGTTCGACGTGCGATTGTCGCCGCCGGAGCCGAACGCCCACTTGAGCACCTGCGACGTGCCGGCGACGGTCAGCGCGAACGTACCGAGCGCGAGGCCCGCCGGGCAGGTGACGACCGCCTCGCAGGCCGCGGCCGCCGTGGTGACGCCGGAGCCGGCGACCAGCTCGGGATGCGAGGCGAGGAAGTTCGCCCATTCGGTTGCGTCGGTGATCGGGTCGGCCTGCGCCATCGGCGCGAGTGGCCCTGCGAAGAGGGTGGCGACGGAGACTGTCGACGCCAACACTGCTAAAGCTGCTCGTCCGAACCTCACTGTCACCACCCCCTTCGCGGGCTTGCCTTCGTTGTGCACCAGGCCGCGACGCGTCACCTGGCAGGAGCCGTCACGGCGATCAGCCGCGCACGAACCGCTTGGCGAAGCGCCAACCGACCGTGAGCGCGAGCAGAGTCGCCGCGTACGGAAGGACCGTCGTGCCGATCGAGATCACGGTGTCCTTGGTTCCCGACGCGGCGTTGCCGACGGCGGTGACCGTTGCGGAGTCAGCAGCCATAGCCAT